CACATAAACACGACAATACCTTGCTTATACCATGCTCAATATTTGATAATCCGTTTGCAACTGAAGTCAATATAAATCAAATGGAATATGACAGAAAGCATAATCCGAGCAAATTCAAACATAAATGGCTTGGAGAGCCCATAACTAATTACGATACACTTGTTTATCGGTGGGATAGCACAGTTAATATATCCGAAAAAGAGATACATTATACATCCGGACATGAAGCCTGTGTCACGTTTGACTTCGGTGTTGGGGATGATACGGCAATAATATTTTTTCATGTGCTTAAGGTTGCTCCAAATCAAGATAATCCAATGGGCGTAATTATACAGATATTTGACGAGTACACAAACAACAACAAAACAGCGGAGCATTATAGAGATGTAATAGAGAGCAAGGGGTATTTTATAGACAGGTTTTTTTGTGATCCTTCCGGCCATTCCAGAGATAGTAGTCTATCTTCATGGATTGATAAGCTGTCATTCAATAATCGCACAGGGCGTAAAGACTGGCATTTTGAGTACACTCATTCTTATAGTGTTACCGAGATGATAGATCATGCCAATGAGTACATGCCGTATGTGAAATATAATCCACATCAGGTTCCAGGTGTGCATTCGATGTTCAGGAAGTGGCAATACAGGACAGATAAGGATGATAAGATTGTATTGCCGCCAAAACCATGCCATGATGAGTACTCGCATTATGGTACTGCGTGGTATTATGGTATGATAAACAGATTCAAATTACAAAAACACAGGCAAAAAGCTACTGTGAAATAAAAAAAATACTTGCAATATATCAAAAATGATAGTATAATATATACAATGCTGGTGGCAGAAGTAAATAGGGAAGTAATTATTTGCCACAATTCAAAAACGCTGAACAAATAAACAAGTTCATTAAAAAAACGAATTTCAACACAATCAAAATTAAGCAAAAGAATATTAAAGATATCTACTATGATAACTGGGATTATATCATCCAGAGGGAACTGGAAAAACAGTTTATCATAGATACATGGGAAGAGTTATACACACTGACAACTAAAGAATTAAATCTTGTTAAGCGTGTTATTAATGAGGTAGCATTAATATACAAAAATCCCGCCGAACGCAAAGCACTACTCACAGAGCAAACAGATAATCAGGAAGAGCAAATAGACGAGCGATATAATCAGATAATTGAAGAGTCAATGCTTGATGTTGTTATGAAGTCTGTTAACAGGTTCACTGAACTACTTAATAATTTACTCGTTCGTCCAGTATGGCGGAACGGAAAAATTCAGTACGACATGTACTTGTTTGATAATGTTGAAATTATAACCGATCCGGAAGATTGGAAACAGATTATAGCCGTCAAGTATTACATGGGCTTACAATTGCCCTTTTACGACAACCAGCATAGCGGGCTTGTAGATGATACACCTGGAGCAAATGCGAAACTCATGAGCTACAATGTGCCGGACGATTTTAACGATAGAGAATATGACACATTTAAATATGCTTATTTGTGGACACTTGAAAATAAGGACGAGTTAACAGGCAGGTATAGAGAGTCATATATCTACAAAATTGAACAGGTCAACGAGCAGGGACAAGAGCAGATAACAGAGAAAAAAGAAAATCCATATAAGGACAAAGACGGATATCCTATACTGCCATTTGTGCTTTTTAAGAAAGAATATCCGGTTGACAGGTTGCTTAATTTCACTGTGGGCGATGACCTGAAAGACTTAACGATCAATACTGCTATTAACCTTGTGCATTATAATGCACTTGTTAAGTACACAGCCTGGAAACAGAAATACATTGTCACAGATGATATTGACAGCATACCTGCACAGCTTAACATGGCGCCTCAGGGAGTAGCGGTACTTCCGAAGCGGCAAGATGGCAGCGTTGAACTTGGCACATGGGATCAAGAGAGTGATCTTGTCAAGTACTGGAACGCACTTATTGAGCGGGTAAAAACAGGCCTTGCGCAATACGGACTTGACGCTGATAGTTTCCAGAGGTCAGGAAATGGCGAAAGCGGAATAAAACTGAAAATAAAAAAAGAGGGTATCATAGAGCGTAGACAGGATCAGATTCCATTATACAGAGAATACGAACATCAATTATTTGAGATGACACGTATTGTGAATAACTATCACAGTACAGACGAGATAAGTGACAAAGCAGAATTTCAGATTGACTTTGGGGAAATCAAAGTTGAGAATGACAGCATGGAAGAGGCTAACGTTTGGCAAACAGAGATTACTAATAACGTTAGTACTCCTGTAGACTGGATAATGCAAAACAATCCTGACCTTGACGATGAGCAAGCAAGGGAAATATTTGAAAAAAACAAAGCGATTAACGGCGGTAACTTGGGGAACATTCCCACGCAGCCGATTAAAAATCCGAGGAGTGAAAATGCCTTGCGGGAAGAAGAAGAAGAAGAAATCTAAAAAAAAGAAAAAGTAAATGGCTATTATTGACGAACAAATACAAAAAGATGATGATCAGATAAACGAAGTCATTAACGAATTTGACAGTAATATAGATTCGTTATTGCCTATTATACTTGCCGGAACTGGATCACTGCTTGTACTTGATAATGTTAATATTGGAATTACAAATAATTATATAGAGCAGGCAATCCGGCAATCAGGATATTATGATACACTGAATACAATGGTTAATGAAAGATATCAGATGTTTATAGAGGACGAGATTGATTTACTTGATAGAATACTTAACAAAACAGTCAAATTCAGCGATAGTGCAGCGGAAGAGCTAATGAAATACAAAGAGATAGATATACAGCAATTCAACCAGATAACGCAAAATATAAAAACTAAAATGAGCACAACATTATTCCAGAGATTGCAGGGCAATTTGACTGATACACAATTAAGGGAGCAGCTAAGCAAGATAACAGAGCAATACAAGCACTGGACTTCAGCGAAGGCCGATACTTCTATAGCGGCATTCAAGCAGAATGCAAGCCAGGCAATTGCGATTGATAACGGTATAGAGGAGTTTGAATATTTCGGGCCCCTTGATAGTTTGACACGGCAATTCTGTAGAAATGTATTAACCGGAGTATATGGGGAAAATAAAAAAACTATACCGGAATGGAATAAACTGAATAACGTGTCAGCAAGAGAAGGACAGCCCGATCCTGTTAGTGTATACCGTGGCGGATACAGGTGCAGACATAGACTTGCGCCGGCGAGGGCAGCATGACAAAAATGAAGTATAATCTTGATGATCTTGATAAAGTGAAAAAAAATATTACACGTATACAGCCTACAGTATTAGAGGCTGGAGAGAAAGCAATAGGCGAGATCATAGGCAATTGGTCAAGCGGCAAGGGCGGTAATAATAAGAGCATGAAAGCATTAACAGAAAAATACAAAACAAGGAAACGCAATTCCGGTAGGAGCGGGAAGCGTGATCTTAATTGGACAGGGGATTTATACAGATCATTCATAGTCAAAAAGGAAGGCAAGTCAAGCGCAAAATTAACTTTCACAAGTGACGCAATGGGCAAAGCGAAAGGCAATTATAAACTTGACAATAACATGATGAAGGTTAGCAAAAAAATTAAAGAAATGGTTTTGAGTATTATACATAAAGGAGTTTGGAAATGAGTATTACAGCAATAGAAGGCGGTAAAACAATACCCGCTGAACATAGCGCAACAATCGCAAGCATTACAGGGAGCAGTGATATTGAAGACACTACAGGATGGAAGCCAAGAGCAGTACACATTAACACGGCAGGAACTATCACAGGTTTTTTGAAAAACGATGATGTGTCAGGTTCTGCAAGATCGTTCACTGTTGTAGCGGGAAGAGAGTATCCCTATGCTTTCCGTAGAATTACTGGCGTTAGCGGTGTTACTGGTTTGGTACTTGCATGAAAGTAATTTTTAAAAATGATATTCGTACAGGAACTAAAAATTACGATAAAGGCAAAGAATACGATATAACAGAAAATGAAATGGATTTATATTACAGATTTTGTGATGTTGTAGAAATGATGGAAAACAATCTTGATATATCTGAAATTGTAAAGAGGATACATGGCTAATTTTTGGTGGACTAACGCCGATACAGACAATGACGGCAATAATCTGAATAACTGGAATGACGCTGAAGACGGTTCAGGCGCAAATCCAGG